AACGGAACTTTATCTACCGCTAACTACGATGCAACTTTAATTGGTTGGGCGGCACAGACACCTTTGTTTAATGGACTTACACCTAACTTTGGTGGTAGCCAATATACGTTAGGTGGTGCAGCAGAATCAGCAAGGAATACATTGATTAATACCTATGGTTGGACGATAACCGATGGTGGTGGAATATAAATAAATAAATAAAAAAATGGCAAATACAAAATTATGCTATCCTAAAGTTGAAAATTGGTTTATAGTTTGGGATGATACAAGAGAAAATATTTTAGGTTATGGCTCAGTAGAGCCTACTCAATGCATGGAGACTAAGTGGATAGAAGTTGATTTTTATGAGAATGAAGCAGAATGGATTGACGTATTGTTAGATAATGGAATAAATCCTTTTCCTCCAGAGCCTGAAGAAGACGATATTATAGACGAAGAAACTGTAAATTAAAATCACTAACTTTGTTTGTATGAAATCAACTATTACATATTTTTATATTCAGGATAATTCTTGGTTGATTAATATTGAAGTTAATTATAACATAAACAATGTCAAGTAGAATGAGTACAGAGGATTTAAAAATATATGCGCTAAATAGTGTAGCGGTGTTAGTTTCGTTTAGTGAGATAGAAGCAATATTAAAAATAATATTATTACTTGGGTCAATAGTGTATACGGCTCAAAGAATTTATGTGAACTACAAAGATTTTAAAAATAAATGAATTATTTTTCTTCACATGAATTTGACTCACCTGATTTACCAGGAAGTGGTAATTTAATTAATGATAATCTAGTTGAAATGCTCAACGATGCTAGAGAAATATTTGGAAAGCCTATTGTTATAAATAGTGGGTATAGAACTAAAGACCATAACGAAGAGGTTGGTGGTAAAGAAAATTCTTCTCACTTAAAAGGATTAGCTGCAGATATATCTTGCGTTAATTCAATGGATAGGTTTAAGTTGTATGACATTTTAAGAGCAGTTGGTTTTCAAAGAATAGGAGTAGGAAAAACTTTTATTCATGTTGACGTAGATTTTGACAAAGACCAAGATGTATTTTGGGTTTATTAGTATGAAAAAGATATTAGAGTTTTTTGGCACAAAGGTATTTAAACAAGTAGGAGATGTTATTGACAATCTTTTTACTAGTGACGAGGAAAGGATAAAAGCTAAGAATGAAATATTTAAAGTTCTTCAGGAGAAAGAGCTTGAGTTACAGAAGATGCAGACGGATATAATTTTAGCAGAAGCAAAAGGTAATTGGCTTCAAAGAAGTTGGAGACCAATCCTTATGTTATCATTTGGGTTTATTATAATTTATACTAAGTTTATATCTCAGTTATCATCACACTTGGTAACTCCTGAGTTAGAGCCTGAGTTTTGGAATTTACTAGACATAGGTATTGGGGGTTATGTAATAGGAAGAAGTGCTGAAAAAATAGCAGACAAAGTAGCTCCAATATTTAAAAATAAAAAATAAAGGTTATGCCAAAAATAAGCACATATCAAACAGTAACTCCGCAAGGAGATGATACAATTATAATCAGTCAGGCTAATGGCAGTCCTACTGATGCAACTAAAAACATTACAGTAAACAGTCTTATAAACCTTGTACAAGAAGAGGCAGGTATGCCTTATATTGACACGGAGATTAGTTCAGCTCAACTATTAGACTTACATAATACACCAGTAGAATTAATTCCAGCGCAAGGAGCTAGTACAGTTATTTTAGTAGGAACAATGGTTGCTAAATATACTTTTGGAACTACTGCTTACAGTCAATCAGGAAACAACAATATAAGTACATTTGTTAGGTATCCTGTAGGTGGAGGAACAAGTGCCGCACAAGGATTTTTTAATCTGGATACGACTCAAGACAGATATCAAATAAGTCCTGCGGACCTTAGAATTGATACTACTGAAGCAATTGCTAATAATGAAGTAAACTTAACTGTTAGTAGTCCAATAACAGGAGGAGATGGCACAATAAAAATAAGAACATATTATAGTGTATTACCAAGCACTTTCTAAAAAATATCTCAGTAGGTGACTTACCTACACTTTTCTTTTTCATGAAGAATACCTTTGTTTATTCAAGGGTATTTTTTTTTACCTATATTTGTTATAAATTAAATTTAATTAAATGAATGATATTCGTAAGATAGCAGTAGGTCCTGATTATAAAGGTGGAGCTATGCATTATGTTGTAGGTCAGGAAATACTAAAAGGGACTTACAAGATAAATCATATAAGGTATGATGAGTCTAGTGATTCTTTTAAAATATGGATTGAGTCTATGTATAACCAAGAAATTGTGTTATGGAAACGATTTGTAAATATGCCTGTGTCTATCGAATATAATATTAACTTCTAATGAAATCACCTTACTTATTTATTACTAAGCCTTTAAAAAATAAAAGATACAACAACACTAAAGAGATAGGTGGTGTTGACTTTATAACAAACACATCTGAAGAAAACCACAAAGCATCAAATAGAATTGCGGAAGTCATAGCAACTCCTATTGTTTATGATGGTCCTATAAAGCCAGGAGACAAACTATTAGTACATCATAATGTTTTTAAATTCTACAACGATATGCAAGGTAGGCGTAAAAGTGGTAGAAGTTTTTTTATAGATGATTTATTTTTTGTTGAGCCTGACCAATTTTATATGTATCATGATGGTGATAAATGGAATGCTAGTGGGAGGTATTGTTTTACAAGTCCTGTTCCTACAGAAGATTATTATTTGTATAAAAATACAAACGAAGAGCCTTTAGTTGGAGAAATAAAATACAGTAATGATTACTTACGTTCTCAAAATGTAAATCCTGGAGACAAGATTTGCTTTAAGCCTGAAAGTGAATATGAGTTTGAGGTAGATGGAGAAAAACTTTATAGAATGTTTGACCATCAAATAACAATAAAATTATGAATGACCAGCCTAAAAGAAAAAAACGACCAAGAATAAAATATAATCCAAATCGCAATGGACTCAAAAAGTTTAAAGAAGAATATTATTCAGGCAGGGATGAGAGCCGTAGAGCAATTAATTAAGGTTGCTAAAGAGGATATTATAAAGCCAGACCCTGAAGACGAACTAGCTGCTGATAGATTAAAAAATGCTGCAGCTACAAAAAAGCTAGCTATATTTGATGCGTTCGATATATTGACTAGGTTGGAGAATGAAAAAAATTTAATGGAAATCGAAGAACGAGGTCCAAGTAAACTAGATACTAAACAAGGATTTGCAGAAAGAAGGTCTTCATAACTTACATACAGTTTTAAAAGACTATATACCTAAAGGTGTTCTTAAAAAAAAGAACAGAAATAGGTCGTGGCAATATGGTTATAATGAACAGTATGATGTTGTTGTGATATCTAAAACAGGACAAGTAGGTGATGTTTACGATATAAATGGATTGAGAATAGGTTTACCTGTATCTCCTGAGTCTCTTCAAAGAGACAAAAACAAATGGCATCGTAAAGATTCTCCTAAAGAGTTATTAAAAATACAATCTATATTTCAATGGAATGAGCAACCAAATACTTTTAAGGCTAGGTGGGTTGATTATATTGAAGATGAGTTTGATAAAAGGGAACAAGGTAGTTGGTTTGTAAACAACAACAACCCCACATATATAACTGGCTCTCATTATATGTACCTTCAATGGACAAAGATTGATGTGGGGTATCCAGACTTTAGAGAAGCTAACAGAATTTTTTATATTTTTTGGGAGGCTTGTAAAGCAGACCCTAGATGTTTTGGAATGATATACCTAAAGATTAGGCGTTCAGGTTTTTCATATATGGCTTCTGAAGAATGTGCAAATGTTGCAACAATATCTAAAAATTCTCGTATAGGTATTTTATCTAAGTCAGGTTCTGATGCAAAAAAAATGTTTACAGATAAGGTTGTTCCTATTGTAAGAAATTACCCTTTCTTTTTTAAGCCTGTTCAAGATGGTATGGATAAACCTAAAACAGAATTAGCGTTTAGAATTCCTGCGTCTAAGATTACTAAAAAAAATATGCACAATGTAGATAATGAAGAGATGGAGGGTTTGGATACTACTATTGACTGGAAAAATACTGACGACAACTCTTATGATGGTGAAAAGTTACTTTTACTAGCGCATGATGAAAGTGGTAAATGGCTTAAACCAAACAATATATTAAATAATTATCGTGTTACCAAAACTTGTTTGCGATTGGGTAGAAGAATTATTGGTAAATGTATGATGGGTTCAACATCAAATGCATTAAATAAAGGAGGTGAAGAGTTTAAAAAACTTTATTATGATTCTAATCCTGTAAACAAAAGTGCTAATGGTCAAACTAAAAGTGGGTTATATTCACTTTTCATCCCAATGGAATGGAACTTTGAAGGTTATATTGATGAGTATGGTATGCCTATGGATGATGTTATTGATTACTGGAACAATGAAGTTCAAAGTTTAAAGAATGATGCTGATGCATTAAATGAATTTTATAGACAGTTTCCAAGAACAGAGTCTCATGCGTTTAGAGATGAAAGTAAGCAGTCTTTGTTTAACCTTACACGCATATATCAGCAAATTGATTATAATGATTCTTTAATAAAAGAACATCATGTTACTAGAGGGTCTTTTTCTTGGAAGAATGGAATAAAAGATACAGAGGTAATATGGACTCCAAACACAAGGGGTAGATTTTTAGTCAGTTGGATTCCAAAAAAAAATATGCAGAACAGGTATAGGAAAAATCATCGAGGAGATTTTTTTCCTGCAAACGAACATCTTGGTGCTTTTGGTTGTGATAGCTATGATATATCTGGAACAGTAGGAGGCGGTGCTTCTAATGGTGCTTTGCATGGAATCACAAAGTTTAATATGGATGATGCTCCTAGCAATCAGTTTTTTTTAGAGTATGTAGCTAGACCTCAAACTGCAGAGATATTTTTTGAAGAAGTATTGATGGCTTGTGTGTTTTATGGTATGCCTATATTGGTAGAAAATAATAAACCTCGTTTACTATATCATTTTAAAAATAGAGGTTATAGAGGCTTTAGTATTAACCGACCAGACAAACTTAAACACAAGCTTTCTAAGACAGAAAAAGAACTTGGGGGTATACCTAACTCTAGTGAGGCGGTAAAACAAGCTCACGCAGCAGCTATTGAGTCTCATATTGAATCTCACGTTGGTTTAATAGGTCCTGATGAAATGGGTTATATGCCTTTTAGCAGAACCTTAGAAGATTGGGCAAAGTTTGATATAAGTAACAGAACTAAGTTTGATGCTTCTATTAGCTCAGGTTTAGCTATAATGGCTTGTCAAAGACACTTATACCAGCCTGTAAAAAAACAATCAAATATTATTGTTAACTTTGCTAGATACAACAATAAAGGAAGTCGTAGTGAAATAATTAGATAAATGAAAGACGTAAAAATAAATGTTTCTTCTGTTGGGTTTCCAAGTCAGTTTGTTTCTGATAGCGAAAAAGCTTCAGATGAATTTGGATTACAAATAGGTCAAGCTATTCAATATGAGTGGTTTAAGAAAGACGGAAATCAATGTAGATACTACAATCAATGGAGAGATTTCTACAGGCTACGCCTTTACGCTAGAGGTGAACAATCGGTTGCTAAATATAAAAATGAACTTGCAGTTGATGGTGATTTAAGTTACTTAAACTTAGATTGGACACCTGTTCCAATTATACCAAAGTTTGTTGATGTTGTTGTTAATGGAATGAACGATAGACTATTTGATGTTAAGGTGTATGCGGAAGATGCTATGTCTCAATCTAAAAGAAGTAAGTATCAAGATATAATACAAGGTCAGGCAGCAGCAAAAGATATTTTAGAAATTGTTCAAAAAGAAACAGGAGCTGACCCATTCATAATGAACCCTGATGACCTTCCTCAAACTGATGAGGAATTAAATCTTTATATGCAACTTAAATATAAGCCAGCTATAGAGATTGCAGAGGAAGAAGCCATAAACACAATTTTTGCAGAGAATCATTATAACGATGTTAGAAAAAGAGTTGACTACGATTTAACAGTTTTAGGTATTGGTTGCACAAAGCATGAGTTTTTACCAGGAGCAGGAGTTGAACTTAAATATGTAGACCCTGCAAATATTGTTTATAGTTAC